CTATACTGGGTTCATGGATGAACTGAAGATCGAGAAAACCGACGACGTCACCGTACGGACCATCACGTATGAGGTGGCCGGCGCGCCCGACCTGGACATCACCCAGAGCTACCAGTCCACCCAGCACGTGATCCGGCCCGACCGTGCCGAGATCAGGATCGCGAAGATCGCGACCATTCGCATCTTCGGGCCGCGGGTGCTCAAGGGCGGCAGGCTCAGCGAGAACTCGCGAGAAGGCGTGACCTTCTCCACGCAGTCCTGGCGAAAGCGCGAGCAGACCGAGAACGCACCGCAGTGGGCGCGGGACCTGCTCGCGTCGGCGCAGGAGGGCTGACCTGTGGCCTATGACGAGCAGTACGACAATCCGAAGCTCTGGCAGTTGATCGGCATCCTCCCCGGCAAGGACTACGCCTCGGTGCCCACGGAGGAACCGGTCGTGTGGGTGCGCAGGACGCTTGACGGCGGCAAGCTCGCCTACGACTGTGGCGAATACCGGATCATCGGCCGGCTCGTCGGCAAGGCCGACCGGCGCTCGTACACCGTGCACCGACTCGGCTATGAGTTGCCGCTGTCGTTCTACACCCACCTCAGGGACGCCCAAGCCCGCGCGGTCAAGAACGCGGCCGGCAAGGACAGGATGCACCTCGCATGATCACTCTGACCGACGAGCAGCAAGACGCTGTGACGCTCGTGCGCGAATGGTACGAGGGCACCCAGCGCGGCCTGAAGCCGAACTGGGCAAAGGATCCTTTCCGCCTTTTCGGCCCGGCCGGCACCGGCAAGACGACACTCGCCCGGCACATCGCGAACGCAATCGGACTGGACGACGTCATGTTCGGCGCGTACACCGGCAAGGCGGCTGCCGTGCTGACCAGCAAGGGCGTACCCGCCACGACGATTCACTCCGCGATCTACAAACCAGCGTGGAATGCGGAGATGCGGGCGGAATGGATGCGGTTGCAGGATCGGCTTGCCGACCTGGAGAGCGAGCCCGCGCCAAGTGGCATGGACATTGCCGATCTTCAGTCGCTCCCAGGTCGCATCGCCGAGCTCGAAGCAGCCATGCGGCGCCCGTGCTTCGTGCTGAACGAAGACAGCGAGTGGGCGCGCGCCGACCTGATCGTCCTTGACGAGGTCAGCATGGTGGATGACGCCATGGCCGCGGATATCGAGAGCTTCGGCGTGCCGGTGCTCGTGCTCGGCGATCCGGCGCAGTTGCCGCCGGTCGGCGGCGGCGGCCACTACACGCGCGACACGCCGGACGTGCTGCTTGAGCAGATTCACCGTCAGGCCCTGGAATCGCCGGTGCTCGAGCTCGCCACCAGAATCCGGCTGTCGCGTGATGCCGGCCTCGGCGTGCGTGACGATGAGCGGGAGATCGCTTCGGTCAGCCGGGCGATGGCCACGGATCAGGTGCTCTGCTGGCGCAACGCCACCCGCTGGAAGCTGACGGAGCGGATCCGCGCGAAGCTCGGGCGTGCGTCCGGCAAGGTCGACATCGGCGACCGGATCATGTGCCTGGTCAACAACAAGCGGGATCTCGGCGTACTCAACGGCCAGCAATTCGAGGTGCTCGACATCAAGGACGACTGGACGCTGCTGCTGCGGGATGACGTCGGCATCGATCGGTGGATCGAGGTGGAGCCGGCCGGGTTCGCAGGTCTGGAGGGTGAGGCGAATCTGAAGAACATGCGGTTGTTCCGCGGCAGTGTGATGGCCGCGACGTTCGCGAACGTGATCACTACGCACAAGGCGCAGGGCAGTGAGTGGGGGTCGGTCTACATCGTCGACGAGACACCGGCCATGTTCGCGATGAACGCGCGGCGCGAGGGTGAGGCAGCGGCGACCGCGGAGTGCCGCCGCTGGCTGTATACGGCGACAACGCGGGCGCGCGACTCGGTGACCTTGAGCAGGATGCGTGGTTGACGGCATCGCACGGCCTTGCTATAGTTGTCTCATGACGAAGACGAGCAAGGCCGCCAAGGTTGTCCGCCCCGCCACCACGAACGGCAAGATCAGCGCTTTCTCGATGGTCGCGTCCCTGGTCAAGAGCGGTGTTCCGGCCGCGAAGATCGCTCTGATGGCCCAGCTCAGTGACGCGGAGCGTGCCCAGATCGAGGCTATGGCGTGAAGGCGCTCGACCTGTTCGCGGGAGCGGGAGGCTGGGACGTCGCGGCACGACGCCTCGGCATCCCCGTCGATCGTGTCGAGATCTGGGCGCCCGCCGTCGCCACAGCCGCGGCGGCGGGAATGCCCACCCTCCATGACGATGTGACGACATACTCCACAACCCTGGGGCAGCACCAGATCCACCTGGGTTCGCCCTCCTGCAAGCGATACAGCATGGCTGGCAACGGCGCAGGACGACGTGCGCTCGATCAGGTGCTGCACGGTGTCGACGTCTACCGGCGGGGCGGGCGGATGACGCATGATCAGGCCGTAGCGCTGATCGGCGACGCAGACGCCGCGCTCACCCTGGAACCTTTGCGTATCGCGCTGGAGGGTGAACCAGCCTACATTGCATGGGAGCAGGTCCCCGCCGTGCGTCCCGTCTGGGAGGCGTGCGCGGAGGTGCTCGCCGAATACGGCTATTCGGTAGTCACCGGCGTACTGAACGCCGAACAGTACGGAGTGCCACAGACAAGACGCCGCGCCATCCTCATGGCTCGGCGTGACGGGCAGCGCGCTGGTCTCCCCGTACCGACGCACAGCCGCTTCTGGTCGCGTGATCCGAGACGGCTCGATCAGGGCGTCAAGTCGTGGATTTCCATGGCGGAAGCGCTGGGATGGGGCATGACGGAGCGCCCGAGCATGACTGTGTGCGGCGGAGGGACCGAAACCGGGGGAGCCGAGCCGTTCGGCAACGCGGCTCGGGCGGGGATCCGGCGCGAACTGGAGGCCGGTCGCTGGGCATTGCGCAACAACAACACGGAGCATGCCTGCGAACGAGAACTCGATCAGCCGGCGGGAACGGTTCAACGCTCGAACTACTCCGCTCCTGGCCAGCCAGGGCAGGCGGCAACCGAGCGTGGACGGACGACGCGGGAACTCGATCAGCCGTCCATTGCACGAGGTATCCGCGTTGATCCACTGGAGGCCGCCTGTCTCCAGACCTTTCCGGCAGATTATCCGTGGCAGGGCAACAAGGGTCAGGTGTTTCAGCAGATCGGCAACGCCGTTCCGCCGGTTCTGGCTGAGGCTGTCCTGACGGCCCTGCTTCAGGCGTAGCCTGACAAGCCCAGAACAAACACAAGGCCCCGGGAGGCTAACCCCGGGGCCTTGTCGACAACAGAAAAAGGCGACGCATGCAGGACGATACCAGGACAGCCGACATCCACGCATATCTAGTGGGCCTGTACGGCGAACACCCCCACGGGTTGTTGTGGATCGGTGGCCAGGCCGACGGCTGGCGCGGCAAGACATTCGATACCGTCGATGGCGCCACCGCGTATGCCGCATACCTGGACGATCAGGGCGGCATCGGCGTGTACCACCGCAGTACCACCCTGGCCCGAGTGCCGGAGAAGCGTGGCGACGCCGCGGACTCGCACGCCGTGCACTACTTCGCGCTCGACGTGGACATCACCGGCCCCGGCCATAAGGCGAGCAACCTCCCCGCGAACTTCGAAGACGTCGAGCGCCTGATCGAGAAGGCCGGCTTCCCAGCACCCACGACGTGGGTGTTCAGCGGCGGCGGCTTCTACCCGCAGTGGCGCTTCGCCGAGCCGATCGACGTGCGCGGCCAGGAGGAGCGAGAGTGGGTGCAGGACGCATTCGCGCAGATCAGCGCCCACTTCATCGCCGCGGCGGCCGAGCTCGGCTGGAAACTCGACAACGTGCGCGACCTCGCCCGGGTGTTCCGGCTGCCCGGCACGGTCAACCGCAAGGTGCCGGACGCGCCGGTGCGCTGCGTCGTGCTGCATCCGGGCGTACAGGAGGGAACCGGGCTGACGCACGACCTCGGCGTGCTCGCCTCACTCGCCCGGCCGACGCGTGGGGTTGTACACGCCGCGCCCGCTTCTATGTCGGCGGCCGTGCCCGATCCCACGGATGATCTGTTCGACAGTGCCGAGAAGACGTTCACGACCGCGCAGGCGACGGCCAGGGTGAACGCGGCCGGCGCGATCCTCAAGGCGACGGACAGCGGCTTCAACGCCGCGATCAACAACTTCGCGATGGCCTGCGCGCACTTCCCCTGGCTGGTCGACCGGGCCAAGTGCGCGGAGCTGATGATTCGGTGGCTCGGCAAGGCGCAGGGTTGGGACGCGCCGGACCGCGACGACGTCGCCACCATCAACAGCGCGTACTGCGCGACCGAGGCCGGCCGTAGCTGGACCGCGGCCGAGATCGAGGGACCGGCCGAGATGGACGGCCAGGAGGGTGAGGCGCTGCTCATCCAGTCCTCGGCCGAGATGGCGTACTGGCTGGCCGACAACGCCGGCGCCGGCCGGATGAGCGGCTTCTTCCTGCGCAACGGCGACATGGTCCACACGCCGCGGATCAACGAGGCCGGATACGTGGCCGCCCCTGACGGCGGGCGCAACGGGCCGGCCGAGATCCGCGCGGTCACCGCGCCCGTGCTTGCCGCGAAGCTGCAATACCTCTACCGGTGCTACAAGCTCGTGGACGTCAAGGATGATGCCGGGAAACCGACCGGCGCGAAGACGGAAGTGCCTGCACTGTTTCCGGTGGAGGCGGCCAGGAGGGGGGTGGACGCGCCGGAGTTCCTCACCGGCCTGCGCTCCCTGGCCGGCCTGACCGGCACGCCGATGTCGCGTGCCGACGGCTCGCTGCTGCTCGATCCTGGCTACGACGATGCCAGCGGCTACCTGTTCCTGCCGGAGCATGGCGTGAACGTGCCCGCGATCCCTGGCGTGCCGACGGATGCGGAGATCGCGCGGGCGCGGGACGTGCTGCTGGGCATGGTGGTCGACTTCCCGTTCGCGACCAATGACGACCTGGCGAACTATCTCGGTTTGCTGCTCACGCCGCTGTTGCGACAGGTGACGCCGCCGTCGTACAAGCTGTTCGGCATCGGCGCGCACCAGCCAGGGTCGGGCAAGAGCCTGCTCGCGGAGATTGCATCCATCATCCACGGTGGCGTGTTGCGCTCCGAGGTGCCTGAGGACGAGGCGGAATGGCGCAAGCAGGGTACGACGATCCTGGCCACCACGTCCGCGCCGGTCGTGGTGATCGACAACATCATGGGCGTGCTCAAGAGCTCGTACCTGGCCGGCCTGCTCACCGCGGGGCGCGAGGTGACCGACCGAGAGCTGGGCACGATGAAGTCGGTGACCGTGGCCAATGACCGGGTGTGGGTGGTCACCGGCAACAACCTGAGTATCGGCGGTGACCTCGTCCGCCGGACGATCACGATCCTGATCGATCCGGATACCCCGAATCCGGAGAGGCGCGTCGACTTCCAGATTCCTGACCTGCGGGCATGGGTGGTCGAGCACCGGAACTTGATCCTATGGTCGCTGCTGACCCTGATCCGGGCGTGGGCGAGCGAGGGAATGCCGCTCGCGAGCCGCAAACAGTCGGACTCGTACGCGCACTGGCAGAAGGCCGTCGCGGGGATCCTCGCCGTGGCCGGCATCGGCGGGGAGTTCGACAAGGACTCCGGACAGCGTGCGGCGGCCGGTGGCGACGATGACGGTCTCGTGCAGGTTCTCGGCGTGCTGCGGGAGCGGTTCGGGGAGCGGGCGTTCAGCTCGGCCGAGGCGTTGGAGTCGAAGTCCGAGGACGGTTGGCTGATCGAGCAGCGGGACTGGCTGCCGACACCGGTTCTGGACAAAACGGCACGCAGCGAAGCGGCCGGACGCAAGGCGTTCGGGTGGTGGATGCGCAATCGGATCGGCCGTTGGGTGACTGACAGTGACGGTCGGTCCATGGTCATCCGTGAGGCGGGACGTGACTACAGGGGCGCGTCGTGGCGCGTGGAAATCAGGTAGGCCTGTTATAGCAGGTTCGGGCGCATCCCTTATGTAGGGATGCGCCCTTTTTGCAACCCTGACAACCTGACGAACCTGACAAGAATCCGGAGATCTAAGCGCGCGATTTTTTCATTCCTATACATTTAGTAGGAGTTAGATTTTTGGGGCAGAGAGGGCTGCCGAAAGTATCAGGATTACCAGGTTGTCAGGATCGGAGGCTCCGCGTGCTCTGCTGGCCGAAAGTGACGATGCGCAACGAGGCTCGACCTGCTATAGTTGGTCCATGACGCTCCACGCATACCCCGACCTCAGCAAACACGACAACGACATCGTGATTCGCTCGGCCGCGCACACGTTGGCCGACGCGGTCACCCCGGACAGCACGCGACTGCGCAACGACGTCACGGACTTCGACATCGCGCGCCTCATGCTCGCGCTGGAGACCGGGCAGGTGATCGTTCCGGACGGCCGCGGCTGGAAAGCACTCGACGTCCGGCCGCTGCTTCAGGCGTTCGTGCCGCACCTGTACACCACGATCAGCGAGGCGCTGCGGCTCGGCCTCGTCCACCTCGACAGCGTGCGCACCTCGCCCGGTATCGTGCGTCATCGGCTGGTCGGCGCAGCCGTGCACCTGCGGCGCGAGGTGGGCAGGACGCAATGCGCGGCGTCGCTCGCGATTCCGTTCATGCGGTACCGGCTTGTGGACGATGAGGACCTCGTCGACTGCACGGCTTGTCTGCTGGCGAATCGATGAGCAATACTAGGTCCATGACTGTGGACACCCGACCCAACGGTACGGCCCCGCTCGACGCCGGTACGTACAAGCTCGGCGCGAAGGGCGGCCGGATGGCGTCCGCGTGGCAGCACGTCTGGGACCGCCTCGACCGCACCGAGTACAAGGGCGCGCTCGAACTCGCGCAGGCCGCGGCACAGGCCTACGACCTGAAGCCGGTCAGCGTGAGTGAGATGCTGTGCCGGATGCGCGCGGCCGGTGTCATCGAGCAGCAGATGATCAAAGCGCCGACCACGTACAACCGGGTTGGCAAGCACGGCATCCCGATGCCGTTCACCGCGAACCGTGCACGCGTGCACTACCGGATCGCGGAGGATGTGCAGTGAACGAGCCACGATCGACGATGCAGCCCGCTGAGAAGGCCGTCATGGCGTCAACGGCATGGGAGCCACCCCTGGGCATGCACCGGGAGGTGGCGTCCGCGTGGCGGGCGTTCTACGGCAGCATCCGGCGCGACTTCGGGGTTGCCCCAAAGCTGTACCGGGCGCTGTACCTTGCGCAGTCCGGCCGCTGCTACGTCTGTCGGATCGCGAAGGGTATTCACCCGGACGACCCGAAGGGCTACGGAAACCGGCGCCTCGGCGTCGACCATAACCACGCGATGGGGGGCGGCAAGGTCGAGGCGGTCCGTGCGCTGGTCTGCACCGGCAGCCTGAGTGCGAACACCTGCAACCGGCTGATCGCACGCTACGACGTCGGCCAGCTTCAGCGGGCGATCGAAGTCCTTGCCGGCGCGCCGGCGCAACGGCTGTTCACGTCGCTGCCGACCATTCCTGACGGACAGCTCACCGGATGGCTGACGCGATGATCCATGCCTGCACGAACGAATGCCAGCACCGGGGCGCACGCATGCCCGGCGGCATCCTCACCACGGAGCCGCCCCTCGTGCTCGCGGCCACCGCAGGGCAGCGCGTCGAATACCTCGGGCGCTACGGCGATGCCGACTGGAGCCGGCACACATGGCGCGTCGGCGGCAAGCCGTACCGGCACATGCGGCGCAACCCGGACGCGAGCGAGGGCAAGAAGACCGCGCGGGAGATCAAATGCGAGTACCGGCGCGAGGTCTACGCGGGCTCAGGCCCGGTCGGGCCGATCGACTTCAGCAGGCCGGCGCCCGCGGTGAAGCAGGTATACCCAGCGCCCACACTGACCTCCCACGACCCGTTACCGCAACCGGCGTCCGGGCCGGCGGCAAGCCTGCTCAGCCTGGCAATGTCGTTCGGATGGGACGGAACGATCACGATGGCTCGTGGGTACGTCCCGCACGCAACGCACGGTATGCCGTCGAAGGACGCGAAGTTCAGCGAGGCCGTGCGGCTGTCGAAGGGCTCGCGGCACGCGGTCGCGGTGAGGATGGGCGGATCATGGAGCCTGTTCCGGACATGGGGGCCGGACGAGTTCTTCGTCAAGTACACGACGCTGGAAGCGTTCCAGGGAGCGTTGACGTGAGCACCTTCTACGGCCATAACGTGATCAGAGCTGATCAAGAGCACGCCGTAACGTACGAGATTGATCCACAACCTGTGGATAACCCTGTGGATAACGATGGAGCTGTCGATGGCGCCTCAGAAGCTTGAGCTTCCCTGGACGCGCCGGCAGCTGATCGTCGATCTCGCACTGTCGGGCCTGTCCCAGGAGAAGCTGGGCGAGAAGTACGGCGTCACACAGTCCTCGATCTCCGCCTTCAAGGACCGGCACGCGCACGAGATCGCTGCCGTCCTAGCCGACAAGGAGAACGAGTTCGCAGGCATCGCCATCGCGGAGAAGGCGGTCCGCCTGTCCACGTACGCGGACATCCTGGAGACCGCGCTGAAGCCGGTACCAAAGACGAACGGCAAGGGCGAGATCGTGTACGGGGAGCCGGACGAGAACGGGGAGCGGAAGGCGATTATGGAGATCGACGGGGGTGCAGCGTTGAAGGCGCTGCGCAACGTCGCGGAGGAACTCGGGCATCTGCCGAACCGGGTGACGCTGGGCGGCGAGGTGGGCATCAAGACCGAGTACACGGTGAACGGCGTCTCGCCGGAGAATCTGAAGTGAGCCGCTCCAGCGTGATCGCGCTCGTAGCCCTGGCCGCGCTTGTCGCTCTGATCGCATTCGATCCGTTCGGCATGTTCTGTGGCGGAGGTGCGTGCGGATGACCGGCCGCGGGATCTACCGCATCCACGAGCAGGACCTTGCGCGCCTGCTGAAGCTGAAGCCTGGTCAGCACGTGATCGGAGTCGGGCAGGACTTCGCATCGCTGTCGGTGCTGGTGATGGTCGAGGGGCCGGGCCTGCCGGAACATGACTCGAACGGCGCGTGCGTCGAGCCGATCGGCACGTTGCGCGACCTCTGGCCGGAGGGACTGACGTGACCGGCGACGGCCCGGGCACCGCGGGTTGGGTGATGGTCGGTGTGCTGTCGCTGCTCGGCCTCGTCTGCTGCGCCATCCCTGGCGCGCTGATGATCATCGGCTTCCTCTCGGATGCGATGTCGCGGTGAGCGTGCTCGCGATCGTCCTGGGCGCTGCCCTTACGGTGACCGGGCTCCTGATCGAGATCAGGTTCCTCCATACGCGCGACACGCGCCGCGCCATCATCCTGATGCTCTGCATGATCGTGTGCATGCTCGGAGCCACGGGCCTGCTTGCCGCGGGGATAGTGGGGTTGACCTCATGAGCTTCTTCCAGACCGCGCGCCGCGCCGGTGCAGAGGAGTACGGCCGGCGCCGGGCGGAGTCGTACGGCAAGCAGGCCCGGGCGAGCGCCGTGCTCGGCGTGCTACTGGCCGTCGTGCTCGTGCTGGGGATCTTCGCCGCAGCACAGGGCGCGCTGGGCGGCTAGCCCTGCTATAGTGGACTCGCGCGCTTACCGGTGACAGCCGATGCATTCCAGTGCATACGGGGCAAGACGCGCACAGGATGCCCCAACCGATGCGTGACCCGACGCATGGCCGAGGACGGTTGGGGCATACCTGTATCTGGGCCGATCCACTATACTGGGCTGATGATGAAGCGCATACTCGCGACGCTCGCCGTTGCGGTCCTCTCGATCTTCGGATTCGCGGTGCCTGCACAAGCCAGTACCTACCACTCGTGCGGCGACGGCTGGATCTGCTTCTACAACTGGGAGTCCGCCGACACCGGCGGCGGGGTCTGGGGCATGCGGATCTACGCCGACGGTGTACACAACTGGGCGTACGGGTTCTGTCAGACCATGCCAACCACCGGCACCAACTTCCCCGGCGGCACGGCCTACAACAAGGCGACCAGCATCGTTGTCAACAACACGCCCAACCCGAACGCGCTGAGCTTCGACGTGCGGTTCTACGACGGGAACAACTGTGGTGACCCGTACCCGCTCACGTTCTCGAACGTGCCGCTCGGTGTGCTCGCGATCAACCGGCTCGCCGACTACGCCAACACGAACAACGGGCAGATCACCAACTGGAACGACGCGATCGGCAGCTTCCTGATCACGGGCTGAGCCTGTTACGGTCGGAGACGGTCTGACCTGACCACTACGAGAACCGCCCAGCCTCTTCCCCCCGTTGGAGGCCGGGCGGTTTCTCGTTTACCCGCATACTTGACCCGTGCAGGTCCTTGATCACACCGTCGAACTCCGCGGCGCCGCCCTGGAACTCGCCAACAGCCGCGCGTCCGAGATCCTCATCTCCGGCGCCGCCGGCACCGGCAAAAGCCGAGGCGTCCTGGAGAAGATCAATCTCGTGTGCCTGCTCACCCGCGGCGTCAAATGCCTGATCCTGCGCCGCACCGCGCGCAGCCTGGCTACATCCGCGCTGCGTACGTGGGAGCGTGACGTCGTGCGCGAAGCCATGCGCGACGGCAGCGTGTGGTTCTACGGAGGCTCGGCCAGGGAGCCGGCGCAGTACCGCTACAGCAACGGCAGCGCGGTCGTCATCGGCGGACTCGATGACCCGATGAAGGTGATGAGCACCGAGTACGATATCGCCTTTATCCAGGAATGTACCGAGGTCAGCGAGGACGACTGGGAATCCGTCAGCATCCGCCTGCGTAACGGCGCGATCTCGTTCCAGCAGATCATCGGCGACTGCAACCCCGGCCACCCCACACACTGGCTGCTCGAACGCGCCGCGACCGGCAAGCTCCTGCACCTGGTCAGCCAGCACGAGGACAACCCGCGGTACTTCACGATCGACGGCACGCCCACCGCGGAAGGCGTCGACTACATCGCCCGCCTCGACTCACTCACCGGCGTGCGCTACCTGCGGCTACGCAAGAACCAGTGGGCAGCAGCGGAAGGCGTGATCTTCGAGAGCTTCAACGCGGCCATCCACGTCATCGACCGCTTCGACATCCCCGACGACTGGGAACGCGTGTGGGGCATCGACTTCGGCCACACCAACCCGTTTGTTTGGCAGGACTGGGCGATCGACGAGGATGGCCGCGCTTACCTCGTCCGCGAGATCTACATGTCCGGCCGCATCGTCGAAGACCACGCCCGGCAGATCCTCGACCTGTGCACCGACGGCAACGGGGAATGGATCGTGCCGCGCCCGTCCGCGATCGTCTGCGATCACGATGCGGAGGACCGGGCCACGTTCGAGCGGCACATCGGCATGGGCACCGTGCCCGCGGACAAGGCGGTCCTGCCCGGCATCGACGCCATGGAGGCGCGGCTACGTGTCGCGGGTGATGGCCGGCCGCGGATGTTCTTCTTCAAGGACGCGCTCATCGAGCGTGACCCGCTGATGGTGGAGCAGAAGAAGCCGACGCGCACCGTCGAAGAGATACCCGCCTATATCTGGGCGCCCGAGCCGCCGTCCGCGGACCGCAAGGACCAGAAACCGCTGAAGCGGAATGACCATGGATGCGACACAGCACGCTATATGACCGTGGAAATAGATCTGCACGGACCGACGACGGTGAGGTGGGGATGACCAGCCTGACCCTGGCATGGTCCACGGCGCGCGCCCGCCGCGCCGCCCGGCCGAAGCGCACGCCGCTACTACTGCTGTTCGTCGCCTGGCTGGCGCGCCGCCTGCCCAGCTTCAAGCGCGCTCGCACCGCGGTCATGCAGTGGTCCGCGTTCACGGCCGGCACCATCGCCCTGTGGGGTGTCGACTGGCGCGCGGGCCTGGCCGGTGTGTTCGTGTCGCTGCTCGTGCTCGAAGCGCTGGGCGGGGCGGAGCGGTGAAGCTGATTCGGTACGAGACCGGACGCGTGCACGGACTCTGGTTCGGAGCAACTGCGGAAACCGGGGTATGGCGCAGCAGCAAACCGCGCAGGCGCATGCTCTGGCGCGATCACGATTCGCTGTTCGTGGCTCTTGGCCGCTGGCGGATGCGGATCATGAAACCGAGGTGGCTGCGTGCGTAGCCTCCTCGGCCCCCTGCTCGCGAAAGCGCCCGCGCCGTTCGCGTCCTACCGCGGGGAGCGCGCCTACGCCGCGCAGGGCCGCGGCCGGGTGCCGGCGGCACAGCAGATGGAAGCGATGGGCGCATCCGCCGCCCTGTTCGCGATCACCAGCCGCACGAGCACAGCGACGGCCAAGCAGCCGTGGCACATGCACCGGCGATCCCCGGGCTCGTCCTGTACGTACGACTCGGGCAGCGAGTACGCCTGCGACGGCCAGGATGTCGAGCTCGTGCAGAAGCATCCTGCGCTGTCCGTACTGAACCGGCCGAACCCGTTCTACACGCGCACCGAACTCGTGGAGAGCACGCAGCAGCACGTCGACCTGACCGGCGAGGGCTGGCTGATGGTCGGCCGGATCGGGAAGCTACCGGCTGAACTGTGGGTGGCCAGGCCGGATAGGATCATCGTCGTCACCGACCTGGACGAGTTCCTGTTGGGCTACATCTACTGCTCGC